TCTCCAACCCTAGTTGATAGCTTCATACCACCACCATTAGTAAATGCGTCTAGTGGGCTTATCCAACGCTTCTTGGCTAGTTTTACAATAATTTCATATTGACTCATTTTTTACTCCTCATTATTCGACAATCGGCTTTTTCTTGTGGTGTGAAATCAGGACTTATTTCTGATAATTCACAGTTCTTTGTACCCCAATGTGTTTTTGTTTCTTTACGAGCAAGTTCAGTCATAAAGATCAGATAAAAACAAATAATAAGCGTGGCTGTATAAACCACACCCATTTTCATAATTTATCATCCTCAAAGTCACGTTGAGCTTGTATTCTAGCAAACTGCTCACGACTTTCAACAGATATACACCACATTAATCTACCAAGTTTTTCAAAGTCCTTAGACTTTAAATATTCTTCAATAGACTCTGCTTGTTCAATAGTCGCTGAATATATATCTTCGCTAAAGTTCTCAAACAATGTGTGATCATAGTCAGCATTGTGATTGACTAATTCTTTAACACGTTCTTCAATAATATCTTCAGCACTTGCATAGCGTTCTGCTTCTGTATCTGTGGTTAACCAAGAATCGTAGCTCATTAGAATCCCCTTACTATAATCCAGCACAGAATTGCTGGGCCAAACATGATTAATGCTCCGATAACTGCTTCTATGAATGTTTGCATTTTATTTCCCTTTAAAATGATTAATGAATACAACAATTACAGAATAATTAAGTTTTGTTAATAATGCAAGTAGGTAGATTCCCTAGTGTGTAAAAATACAACAAAAGGGAAAGTCAGAGATAGGCACGTATGGGCTAAAGGGAATAAGCCCCCTACCCCTGACTTAGATTATTTTTTAATTGAAAGTAGCTTAATAAACATTTAAACATTTCCCAATGTTTTTGTAAATCTGCTTGTTCTATTTCGTGTATCTGCGTTTCTGTTTCACTAACAAACACAATGGCGCAACGTGCATTTGGCATATTTAATCCATGTGCATACGCTACCAACTGTAGTATCATTTCAGGATAGACAGATGCGTTTTCAAGGGATTCTTTCGTCTTAAAATCGCAGATGATACCCTCTTTAGAAGATAAGTCACACTTACCTGCGTAACCTAATGGATGAGCAAATGATTGCTCGCAGTCATAAAACTGATCTCCAAAGTGTTCTCTTAATGCTGTTTCAGTTCTGCGTGTATAGTTAGGGTACTCAGGCAAATATACTTGCGTAAAGTAAGCCTCCAATACATTGTGCATAGCTGTACCACGATTCATAGCATCTCGACCAGTAGCCCTTGAATCTTCTGTCACACGCTTTAACCAATCGGCTTCAGGCTCGTTTTCTCCACGAGGTAAGGTAAGACTAGCCAGTAAGACTTGTTCTTGCTTCCAACGCTCTAAAGGTGGTTTCGCAAGGACATTAATAATTGTAGTTACTGAAGGTAATAAACCCTCTTTTTTAGCGTCTGCTAATGTGGTGTTCCGTACATTGCCATTTTTTGCTATGCGTGTATAGCTTGGAGTTCCATCTTTTTCATACCAATGGCTTGAATTACTTTCAGATGTAATGATCATATTTTCCCTTTATGAACCTATAAGTTAAACAATAAACTACTTAATGATACCTATAATGCACATTTATAAGTCAATATGCACACAATGAGTTACATACAACACAAAAATTATTTCGCTATTGCTTTCTTTATAAATACTACTAAGTCAACGTGTTCACCACACCAGTCATCAGGTGATTTATTTTGAGTTGCTGGAAATCTGCGACAAATACCCATTGAATCAAAGTTCTTTGGGCTATACCAGTATTTGCAAGTTTTACAGTTCATTTTATCCCTTTTAAAGTGAACACTACCCTATTCATGTCGCTGCATGAAATTTAAATAAAGTTAATAATCTTTAAGAATATACAATCTTATCTGACAGATCAGAAGCACGTCTCATAACCTGTTCAACAAAACGAGCTAAACTCGTCTCATTAAACTGGTATACAGTACGTTCTTCGTCTACGTTAAAATACTGCGTAAACGTGTCAGAGTGTGATTTCGCATATTCACGAATCATATTATCCATACAAACCTAAAATGGAATGTCGCTATCCATATCACCCAAAGATAAAGAAGCATGATTTGATATGCTTGCCGTATCAATAGGTGGACTCTTTACTTCTTTACTACCCAACAACTGCATATTGCTTACTTGAATATTTATTGCATACTTTTCTACACCAGCTTTATCGGTATATTTATTGGTCTTAATCTTGCCCTCAATATAGACTTGAGTGCCTTTAGTAATTAGCCTAGATGCTATGTCAGACAACTTACCAAAACAGCTAATGTTATGCCACTCCGTCTGATCTACCATATTGCCATTTTTATCTTTGTACTTTTCAGACGTTGCTAGGCTAAAACTGGTAACACTTGCACCATCACCAAACGCACGAGTCTCAGGGTCTTTACCTACGTTTCCAACCAAAATAACTTTATTCACCGACATGATCTGTTCCTAATTTTTTTTCTAACATTGCGATAGCTTGAATGGCTTGATTCTTATCTAAAAGTGTTACAGAGGGCTTTTTAAAGAAAGCAAGTAACTTAGCCTCATCCGAACCTGATTGTTCAATCAAAGCGTTTATAGACGCTATCTGTTGGGAAGTGGCAGCCACAGGCTTTTCTTCTTCTACATCAGGCAAATCTTCGCCAGCGTAAATATAAAGGCCAAGACCATGCAAAGCTATTGCTTTAGCTAAACAACGCTGCATAGCTGTATTAACGGCAAATGCGTCAGGATTAGGCATAGCTTTGTTTTGATTATTCATTACAGGTAACTGAGCAGTCATTTCTTTACCAAAAGCCGTAACCGTACAAAACACCATTAACGTATCACCAAAAGACATTGGCTGGTCATATCTCCATGTTGCTGAAGGATCAAGCTGAAGTAACTGGTCAACCGCCCAAGCCCAAGATAAATAGGTAAACTTACCTTTTTTCTCGGTATTTTCGTTTATGTTAATTTTTCGAAGTTCAAGATAGTTATTCAATTGATTCTCCTAAAAGCTGAACGTGGCATACCAGTTTCAAACCAAATAACATCTTTATCTTCTTCAGACAATAAACCGTTCTCCATAGCGTCTAATGCTTCTAAAAGTCTCATTTGTCTTTCTTCTTGCATCATTCTTTGTTCTTGTAAATCGTTGTCAATTTCAAAATTATCAAACATAGTTTTCTCCCTTTAAGTAACTATGTTGTTATATTAACATAAAATTAAGTTTTGTGTAATGTTTTGATAAAACTGTTGTAAAATAAATAAAAATAAAACAACAAAGGTTAATTATGAATTTTACGGATGATCAGATTATTGCTTTATTGGGGGGTACAAAGGAAGTTGCTAGGATGTGTAGCGTAGCACCCCCAGCAGTTACTCAATGGCGAACAAGAGGTATTCCACATGGACAGATGTTATTCTTAGCTGCTCAGATAGAAAAACAATCACATGGCTTGGTTACAAGAAAAGATATGTTTCCTAAAAGTTATGCTCTTGTATGGCCTGAACTTGCATAAGTTTTAAATTGATATATAATTAAATTGTCAGGCGTGGAAACCTGTATAAATCGGTAGATAAGTGCCTATTCACATGGGTTGGTTTTTTAATATAAACTTTTCTATCGGTTTGTTATATTAGATTTCCACACCAACTCAGTTGAATGGGCATTTTCATTTGGGTGACCGTACTCCACACGTTAGTAATGATCCTAAATGGGATGCTTGGAAAGAAACATAGGCTGACATACACTCTGTTGCAAGCCTCGCTAACTTAAATGGGTATAGCATAAGATTAGGTTAAAATGAGTGGCAAGACCATCCTAATCGATTGAACATTAACTTAGGTAGCATTAGTAATAATATGTAGTGCTTATTATTATGGATGGATAGTGGGGTTACCACTCAGGGTAGCGTATTGTTTAAAATATAAGGATGTATCTACTTGGATACTTATAGTGAAGATTGGAGAAGAATCTGTGAAGCTACTTCAACACTAAAGACAGAAAAACAACAAAGAATTAAATATTTAAATTTAGTAGAGAAACATCGTGGTAAATTGGCAAGACAAGAGTTAGAAGCAGAGATATTAGTTCAATGGAAAATTCTAAAGGGAAAATAGAATGTCATCTTATTTAATATGGTTTATAGGTATAGTTTATCTATATGTTGCTATCGAGCAAATCACTAAAGGTAATGTAGCACTAGGTGTGTCATTTGTAGGTTATTTTATAGGTAACATAGGACTAGGACTGGTGGCTAAATGATAAATCCTAATGATGAAATACAACACATAGTTGATCTTATTGATGACTATGCTGATGCCGATGCTAATCTTGCATGGTTAGACAGCTATAAATCAGCTTTAAAAGCCTTAAAGATGAAAGAAAGCCCTAGTCCATCTATTGCAGGCAAAGAAATGGATGCGTTAGCTTCTGATGACTATATGCAATACTGCCATGATTTAAATGAGGCTAAAAGAAAACATACTTCATTAAAACTTACCATCGAAACTGCAAAAATGAAGGTCGAAGTCTGGCGAACAGAACAGGCTACTAACAGACAAATAGAAAAAATAACACGTTGACTAAGGCGGAGAAAGAACATTATGGCAAAGTGGCCCGACTCGGATGTATTCTGTGTAAATCCGTACTTGGCTACGATGATACACCATGTGAAATCCATCATATCAGACGGTATGGAGGAAAAAGAAGCCTCGCGCCAGTTATCGGATTATGCCCTGAACACCACAGGGGAGATACTGGTATTCACACACTTGGAAAGCGATTCGAAGCTCGCTATGGAGTTGACGAGCAAGCCTTACTCGATAAAACTTTAGAACTATTAGGCATTGATAGCTAACAACTTAGCAGAATTAGCAGGTTTTCAGAGTTCTAAAGGATCAAATCCAAATTCATCAGCTACTTGTTTAGCGTAACGTCTAAAAACTGCATCGTGTTGATCCCATTTTTTGGTCTTGTATCTTTTTAAATGGATAAGTTCATGAGCAAGTGTTTTTAATATTGTCTCAAAAAAACAACACTTAGCTTTAGATATGGTAATAATGTGAATATCGTCATCAAACACATACGTTCCGTAGGAATCTTGTTCTTCTGTTACAACAAAGTTAATACAAGCTGTATTAGGTAAATTCCAATTTTTAAAAGGCTTCATCTGACATAACATCAGATACATAGCTTCTAAAGTTTTTGGAGAAGGTGTCATACACCATACACCTTTCCTCTGAATTCAATTGTATGTTCGTTCTCATCGTGTACTTGGAACAATTCAGGCATTAACAAACGACCTTTATGGAATGTCAACATACAGAATCCTGATCTCCAGTCCACAGGGGAATCTTCGCAGTAATCTATAAACTGCGTTCCTTTAGGATGGGCTAATGTGCCTGTTTGTACTCCATAGAATGTCTTTTGATACCCTGTTAGTGGCTGGACTGCTAATACATGAGTATGGCCTGTAACAATATTAGCTCCCAAAGCAGCTTTAACGTTATTATAGCCAGCATAAGCTCCACCTTTTAATCTGTGTTTAATAATAGTTTCATCATTTAACCAATACGACCAACAAGGTTGCCAAGCTGGAAGATGGTCTTTAAGACTAAATCCTTTAATGTTTTGGTACTGGGGTACTTGGGCTGACAGAAATGACTCAAACCTAGCGTCATGGTTGCCAAAGGTATGTATTAAATTTTGTTTAAATTTAGACGCTGTTTCAATTTCACTCATGTAATGCGTTACTGCTTCAAGTTCTTCTAATACTGAAGGTGCGTCTTGAAACATAATACGAGGATGTCGGCTAATAGTAGAACCGTCGAATATATCCCCATTGGCAATTACAATTTCAGGTTTATATTCTTTAATAGCTTCTAAAAGGGCTAAGTATGCTGTTGTTTCTGTGTTAGGGTAAAAGTGAGCATCGCTAAATACTATGACTCGACCATTTTCTATTGTTGTACCTCGTCTAACATTGGTTCTTGTCTCATCTAATTTAGCTTGAAGTTTAGCTTTTTCTTGTTCAGGCTTAAATTCATATCTGTATGTGGGGTTTACAGCTTCTAAAGTTATATTATATTTTTTCTCCATTGATCTACGTCTTTTATATACAGCAGCAAGATCAAGATCAAGAACTTTAGCTAATTTTGAAGGTGACTTGTATTCATGCCATAATTGTATAAAATATTCATCCGTAAATTTGGAAGCTGGCATACAATCCCTTAAAGAGTTTAGTACTTTATAACATAATTATATTAAAATACAATGGTTTATGCAAAAAGAGTGGATTTAAACCACACAGAAATAGTAAAAACACTACGTTCTTTAGGCGCAGGTGTTGTAGATATGTCACGAGTTGGTCAAGGATTTCCTGATTTATTAATACATTTTCAGAATCAAAGCGTATTAGTTGAAGTAAAATCAGGTGAGAGTAAGAAATTCACACAAGCGCAATTAAAGTTTATTAGTAACTGGCAAGGCCCAGCAATTGTAAGGATTAATGATGTTGAGGGTGCAGTACGTTTAATGAATATATTAAGGGGTAATAATGATTGATATTCAAGATGATCAGACTTTAGTAGAAAAGATAATGGCGCATTTTGGTTGGTATAAATGCAAAATGGTTGAATTCCCTGCAACTAGAATAGAAACCAATATTATTATAGAAGTTCCTGAAGCCCCTGAATCCCCAATACCTGTTAAAAAACCTGCACCAAGAACTAGGAAAGTAGTAAAATAGATTATGGAAAAGAATATGGCCTTGTTTTTAGCTACCCTGTTACATTCAGGGACTAATACCCATTTTATGCACTGGGCGACTAAGTCATATGCTCAACACAAAACACTTGGTAAATTCTATGAAAATATTGTCGAACTTACTGACACTCTTGCAGAGGCTTACTTCGGATGTTATGGGCAAATTACTAATTTTCCTGATTCTTATCATCTGCCTAAAGGTACACCAATTAGTTACATAGAGTCATTACAACGCTTTGTTAAAGACGCAAGAAAAGACTTGCCTACTGAATCCGAAATTGTGCAGTTAATTGATAACATTGCACAGGAAATTGACACAACAATCTATCTACTTAAATTCAAAGGTTGATATGCCATTAGACAAGTCAGGTACAGAAGAATCAGTTGGCAAGAACATTAAGACTGAAATGAAAGCTGGTAAACCTAAAAAACAGGCTGTAGCTATCGCTCTGAATGTTGAACGTGATAATGCTAAAGGCGCAAGAAAATCCATGCTTGAAGAAGCGTATGGTCGTTTTATTGGCAGAAAAGAAGATGACTCGCAGGGATGATATTCGTGCTGCAGTAGAAAAGCATGATAAGCCTATTCCTAAAACTACAGTAGGTAAGGGTAAGAACTATCTTCCTACCGAACAGGGTGCAGGAATGACGGCTAAGGGTCGAGCAGCATACAACGCAAAGAACGGTAGTAATTTACAAGCCCCACAAGCATCAGGTTCAAGACACGATAGTTTCTGTGCAAGATCAAGTGGATGGAATGGTGAACGTGGTAAGGCAGCTAGAGCAAGGTGGAAATGCTAATGAAGAACGGACTATACGCTAATATTCACGCTAAACAGGCTAGGATAGCTGCTGGATCAGGTGAAAAGATGAACAAGGTTGGAAGCAAAAATGCCCCGACTGCTAAAGACTTTAAAGAATCTGCTAAGACTGCTAAACCTACTCGCAGAGAAATGATAGCCTCTAAAATGAAGGATATGTAATGGTTAAGATGATTCCCCCAACACCAATGAGCAGAACTTACAAAAAAGAAGAAGCAATGTTAAGACCTCACGTTGAATCTACACTAGAAAAGCAACAAAGACTACGCTTAGAACGTAGAGCTGCTATTGCTAACAAACTCAAAGACTTGGATAAAGAGGTCAAGTAATGGCCTACCCTGAATACGATCCTAATGAACCGTCTTTAGGGCAAACATTTGCAGACTTGTTGCGTGGTATGTCTAAGAAACAGTCGTACCAAGAACTAGGTCAGGGTATTAGAAACGTAGCTAAAGTTACTCCTAGCGTAGTAGAGTCATTAGGTCGAGGCGCATTAGTTCAATTACCTGCCCTTGCTGGCGATACAAGTCAACTTGCTAGACAGTTTATACCTGAAACTATGCAAAACACATTTGGTAACAGAACAGCACCAACTTCTGAAGAACTACTTGCTAAAATACCTAGAATTAACCCTGACTATCAGGGCAGTCAACAACATGAAATGGTTGGTGGATTAATAAGTCCAGCTATGCCTTATTTATTAAGAGCAGGTGCTAAAGCTACTGAGGGTTTACCATTAGGAAACATGATCAAAGAAGCTCAATCTCCATTTGTGCCTAATGTTAGGGCTGGTGAAGAAATGCTTGTATTGCACAACGTAAGTCCTGAAAAACTTGCTGCGGCTGAAAAATTAGGTGGTATGCCAGCACCATCATTAGCTATAAGTAAAACTGAATCTCCCATAAAAGGGTTTGGTGATATTACTTTAGTAGGTGGAAAAGAAATGGCAATCCCCTCTAAAACTAATCCTGCATTTAAATCAGACGCTTACACAAAAAGATCGCCTGAAATTACTTATCCGTTAACTTACAAATCAGAAGAAAAATTAAAAGATTTGTTCTCAGGGTTAGAGGATAAAATTTATAACTCTAATTATGATATGTTTCATTTATTAGATAAGTTTAAAGATAGAGCAGATAATAAATTATTACAAGCAAAATTTTTAGATGAAAAAGGTTTATTGCCTAATTTGTCTGAATACACAGAAAAATGGAAACAAAACGCTGACATTAAAGATTTGATAAAAAAAAATAAAGATCAATACGATAATTGGGTTGAAAATTTTGATGAAATGTTACCTTTTTACGGTGTTGATGCTAAAGCAAAAATATTTAAAGGGTATACACCGTCAGGAAATCGCAAATATTCTAATGTAAATTTAGAAAATGTTGTTAAAGAAATGAAGGGTGGAGCAAGTTCTGAAGGATATGATTACGGAGTTGGCAACATAAGAGCTTTAATTACCCCTAAGTTTAAAAATCTTGAAGAAATTAAAAACAGTCGCAATCGGCTTGTTAAAAGCGAAGATTTTGACGTTATAAAAACTAAAGCAGATAAAGAATATGATTCTATTATTAATAATTTAAAAGGTATCAATAATTATGACGCTAGAGATGCGTTGTTAGAGGTTGCTGAGACAAAAAACATAAACGCATTAGACAGGGTTTACCCTAATTTGCCTAAAGATTTAAAAGATCAGATAAGCAATTACATGAATGGCTTAAAACAAATGCCAACAGAGTATTTTGAAGTTAAACCTCAACGAGCTGTAGGTATTAATGAATTCAAGGGTGCTATTGTTCCAAGTGATGTATCTGCTAAAACAATGTCTGTACTAGAAAAAAACGGCATTAAAGATATATACAAGTATGGCTCTGCTGATGAACGCAAATCATTGATTCAAAAGTTTGGCTCAGAAATGTTTGCTGGAATACCAGTAATAGGGCTAAGTCGTAAAGACCAATTAGAAGAACAGTTTAATAAAATCAAGAAATAGGTTAGAATTAATATATCTTAACTAATACCTTAGAACAGATATGGAATCTACAGTAGAAACAACTAGAAAAAAGACAGGTGGACGTGTTGCAGGTGTCCCTAATAAGTCAACAGCACTCGCTAGAGAGGCGATCGCTAAGTTCGTGGACGGTAACTCACACAAACTACAAGAATGGCTTGATGACATCGCTACGAATGAAAAGCTAGGCCCTAAAGTAGCCTTTGATTGTTTCATGCAAGTAGCTGAGTATCATGTACCTAAACTAGCTAGAGTCGAACAAGTTGGTGACGAAACTAAACCCATAATCCATGTATACAAGTGGCAAGATGAGTGAAGTAGTAGTACACGAATTTGAATACAAAGCACGTCAAGCCTTTAAAGCCTTTCATAGTCGTACAGAACGCTGGGCTATATTGGTGTGTCATAGACGTGCTGGTAAGACAGTCGCTAGTATCAATGATCTAATTCGTAGGGCAATTAAAGAAGGTAAGCCAGACGGTAGGTACTTTTACCTATGTCCACTTTATTCACAGGCTAAATCAGTTGCTTGGGACTATTT